ACGATACGAAGTTACCAATAGGTAATTTTCTTAAACCTTTTACAAAGTCTGATACAAAGTCATAGTTTGGTATATTATTTTTTACAATGTCTGCTGCTTCTCTTTTTAAAAAGTTATCATCAAAAACTGTTTCAATACCATTTCTTGTAAACGTTTGTCCTTTGACTAAACCTTTTGCTGAAAGACTTTTTTCTATTCTAGATTTTTCCATGGCCCATGATGCTATTTTCCAGAAGTCATCTTCAGCTGTATATAAATCTTGTGATACTTGTTTTAATTTTGATAAAGGTTTTAACAACATTCTAAAACCTTTATCTGCTGTCATTGTTTCTCCAAAGTTTACATCTTCTAGTAGTCTTGTTAAGTCTCCTAGTCTTACGTTAGAGTTTACAACACCTAGTTCTAATAGTTCTTCGTATAAATCATTTTGCTGTCTTGTTCCTTTTAATGGTGTCTGTAATGCTTGATACGCTTGTTTGATAGCTTGACCATCAGGTATAATACCATTTGCTGTAGCAAAGAAACTAGCACTAACAAAGTTTCTCATATGTGTAACTGGTGATAAAATTGTTTTAGCTACTTGTGATAAACCTTTTGGATATAACACTAAGCTTTCATATAGCTTACCTAACATAGTAGGGTCTGCTTGCTGCAGTCCTGTATCTTTTAAGGCCTTTGCAACACCAGGTCTTGCAAAAAACTGTCCTTCAGAGAAAGGGTTTGTTGCACCCGTAGCAACATTAGCTTTGTCTATAACTTCTTTTTTAACACCTTTACCTGCATCAATAGTTAATCTTTTTGCAGGATCAATAACTTCAACAGGTACGAAATCGGTACCAAATAATTCTCTAGCTTCATCTTCACTTTTAGCTAAGAAAGGTTTTACATTACTTTTTCCAGAACTAAAGGCTGTAGCTACCTCATCATTCTTTGCCATTAAATCTTTAAAAAACATATTACGTCTTGTAAGCATAGATAGTTTTGCAGTAGCACCTATGATTGTCTGCATTGGGTTTCTTTGTTTACCAAATAATTCTTCGAATACTTCTCTATCTGCTTTTGATTTTATCTCACCAATAGATACTAGAGGTGTTGCAGTTCTTCTTTTTAATGTTTCATCTAATACAGTTCTGTTTACAAAAAACTCTGGTACTTGAAAGATTACATCTGATGGTTTATCTAATCTAAAACCTTTTGGTAAATTAGGATTTTTTAATGTGTTAGCTACAATTTCTTCTGCTTGTAAATCTGTTAAAGGTTTTCCTGCTTCATCAGCACTTTTCATAAATACAGCTTTGGCTCTTTCAATAGCTTCTCTTGTCGGAGTGTATGCAAAAAAAGGTATGATACTTTTGTTTTGAAACACATCATATGTTGCACCAATGTAGTTTTTAAATTTATTACCAAATAATTTTTTAAATTCTGCTATCTCATTCTTACCTAAAGTTCTTCCTAGATTAGAAAACAAATCAGCCCATCTATCTCTGATAGTTGTCAAGCTTCCAAATACAGTTCCAATAGTTTCATCATCAACCTTTAAAGCTTTTAGTTTTTTAAGTAATGCTTCTTTTTTTGTTTGATCTAATGCACCAAATTTTGCAACACCAAGGTCATCTATCTTTGCTTCTCCTGATAACAACAAATCATTTACATCTTTTAATAATGCATCTCTATTTTTTTGACCTGTTCTGTTAGCTATGTTTCTAAAAGGAGGAAATATTTTATCTATAGATAAATCTAATTCTCTAGATATATTTTTTGCTGCTATAGCATCAGAAGATCTTTGACCAATGTTAGTTCTTTCTATATCAAAAAATTCTTGAGTTTTACCACTTCTTGCCCTGAACCCCGATGCAATTTTATCAATCCATCTATCAAGTTTATCGTTAGAATCTGTTATACTTTTATTTCTATTTGTTAATTTTTTAATTACTTTACCTGTACCACCAATCAAACCTGTAAACAACGCACCTTCAGTACCAAACTTAACTCTGTTAATTAAATCTTTTACAGGGTCGCCATCAGACTCTCTATCTACTTCTGTCGGTCCACCAATTAAATCACCAAACGTACCTATCTTTTCTACGTCACCAACAAACGTTGCTTCACCAACACCACCACCGATAGCTCCACCAATAAATTTATTTGTTTTACCTCTGGTATTTAATTTTAAAATATCATCACCAAGTTTTTTTGCAGTTGAAGTAGGTTTAAAATACTTCATGTTTTTTGATGCTTTCATTGCATCTGCTGCAATTTTAGATCCTATTTTAAAACCTGCAGCTCCAGGTATACCAATATTAACTAATGCTTCTGTTATCTGACCCGCAGTTGTTGCCTCTGCTTTTTCGTCTAGTGTTGTAAGATCATCAAAGAATGCTTCTACTCTAGCTGCTCTGTTTCTATCTACACCTAGATCTAAAAGTGTTGCACCTAATGAAAAGAAACCTTTGGGTATTGCAAGAAGACCTGATCCGATACCGGCTAGTACAGATTCAATTGTACCTACTTTATTATTGTCGTCATTTGCTGACGCCATTTCTAGTTCTCTTAGAGTAGCCATAAGTTAATCCTAACCTATTATTTCATCTAGATCTACAAATGCTATTTGATCACCACTTTTTTGTACGGCTCTTTTGTTTACAACATAGATACCATCATCTAGACCAGAGTAATTTTCTTGGAAAAAATCTATTTCATCCTTACCTTTGTTGTTTTCGTTTCTTTCCCACTTTTGAAATTTGTCATCAGGTAATGTAAGTGCATCAGTACCTTTAGATCTAATAAACTCTGTAACAATATCACTTGTTACTGTACCTGCACCAGATTTTGCAGAGGTTGCTGCTATCATGTCAGCTACTGAAGTACCGTCTAGTTCTTTCGTTAATTTTTTAGCTTGTAATAATCTTAATTGATTAACCACTTCATTAGCTGGATCAGATTGTTTAATGTCTTTTTCAATCTCACCTTTAAGTATCGCAGCATTAATTTGTTTTTTAAGATCAGCTGATGAATCTAAGTTTTTAGATATAGCTGATATAATTCTATTTTGTAAATTACCTGATCGAATAGATCCCTTAAGATCCCCACCTTCCTCAGAAACAATTTTACTTGCATCAATCAATGAATTGTAAGCTGCTTTCTTATTCATCTTATCAATACCCATTAACTTGTAATATTTTTCTCTTGTTTCGTTTATTCTGTCTTCATTAATTTTAGTTTTTTCTGCTTCAGTTTTTGGCTCAGCTGCGCTTGTTCCATCATTAGGGACAACTGTAATTTTATCTGTTCTCTTTAGTTTTGTATCCGCACCTGTTTCTTTTGGTTCTTTAGGACCAAAGGGATCAAATTTTGTGCCTGGTACTAAGAAGTTTGCAAATCCTTTTGCTGTGTCTATAGCTAAAGGAACCCCTATTTCACCTGCACTATACGTTAAACTAGGTGTTGATGCTGCTAGAATTTTATTTTCTCTTATAGCCATACCTAATTTTTTAGGATCTTTTAAAGCTTGTAGATAACTTAACTTACCTGTTGCATCTACTTTTGAGCCATAAGGAACTAAAGCTCCTTTAGTTGTTCCTGTTCCACCCATAGGTATCATAGAACCTGAATTTCTAAATCTACTACTTGGCAACATTTTTTGTATAAACAGAGGTACTTTACTCATAATGCCTTCTGTAGCTGGTGTAAAATTCGTTGGTGTTTTTATACCAGACATAACGTTTTTAAAAAAACCAGGTGTCTGAGATACTCCTCTTCCTAAAGCAGCTCTAGCTGTATTAAATAAAGCGGCTGCAGCTGTACCATAACCATATTGTGACCTACCATCAGGTCCTTTTGGATATACAGGGTCACCTACAAGAGCAGGTTTACTTTTCATTCCATTCATGACCCCTTCTTTAATAGGGCCACCGTATCTAAACATAGGTCTATTTAAAGGTCTCATTTTTTCCTCTTCATTACTTTACCAAAACCACGCTTGGCTTTTCCACATCCTCTAACTCTACCACCGTCTTTAAGTCCTAACATTTTCATACCCATGTCAAGAGCAGTGTGTCCGTACATACCACTTTCAAGTATTTTTCTACCCATTGATTTACTAGGGTCTAAAGGATTTAAAAATTGTAAAATTTTATTTGGTTTTTTAGCCATACAGTTTACCGAATAATCCGCCGATACCTAAAGCTGTACTTAAACCTGTTGCAAATGGACTACTCTGAGGTAATGGTGCAGACATAGCTCCTAATGCTGCAGCTTGGTTAATACCTGTTCCATATTGTTGTAGTCTTTGATACGGCTCGTAAGCTGCTGTTCTTGCAGCGTCGGCATCTGCTTGTAATTGTTGTTGATTTAATCCTTGTCTAAATGCTCCAAGGTTACCTTGTGTAGCAACGTCTCCTGCTAGACCGGCTCTTTGAAAATTAGATAATGCAAATTGATTTTGTAGATCTTGTCCTCTTCTTGCTGATGCATCTTGAAAACCTTGTTGTAATAATTGATTAGCAATACCCGTTCTACCTGCTGTAGTATCAGCCATGTATTGTCCTTCTAATGCACCTTGTCTACCACCACCGAATGCACCTGACGTGTAAGCATTTTGACCTATCTGTTGCATACCTGCTTCTCTTGATAAATCAAATTGTCTTAAAGATTCATCTATAACACCTGTTTGATATGGTGACATAAATGATGCGATAGAACCTGCGCTGCCTGCTCCTCCGGCCCCGGTTCCTGTTAAAGTCTGTGCTTGTGTTAAGTATGGTTGATAAGATCCTAGACCAGCTGTAGCATCCTGTATTGCTGATGTTTGTAATGGGTCTGCTCCTGCAACAAAAGATCTGCCTGTAAATGTACCTGTATTAATAGGTGCCGACGTTGTAGCGGTAAGCTGTCGTGCGTAATCTTTTCCTGCTTCTTGTAAATAATCTGGTAATGCCATTATTCTATTCTATTCTCCAACATTTGTGATTGATCAAACATTTCCTGTGCAGGATTTTCTATGCCCTGGGACTCTTCTGATATATTACCACCAGATTCTAGATTGTCCATCATATTCTGCATAGCTTCTGCACCTTTGTCTATATCGCCACCACCTGCGTTTCTTACAGCGTCTGCTGTAAATACAAATTCATTTTTGCTAAGTCTAGCTGGCACATCGTCTGCTCTTTCCTCAGCTCCTAGTGGTACAAAACCACCTTCTCTGTAATCTTTTTCAAGACCACCCATGTCCATAATACCGCCTTCGGCTTTTCTATCTCTTAAAGCATCGTAAATCATTTTATCATCACCACCTGAATATAGATCATCATAGCTACCCATAAAATCATCTATGTCATTACCACCTAATCTTAATCTTTTAGCAACAATATCAAGAGCTCCTTCATCTAAAGCATTAATTGCATAACTACCATCTTCTGCTTTAGTAATGTCATAACCTTCTTGTATTAATTCTTCCATAACTTTTGCAGCTTTACCTGACTTAGGTGTTACAAAAACATCTTGACCAACAGCTTGTGCCTGTAGTCCATAATCAGTTTGAACGTCTTGATCTCTGATACTGATATTTACCTCTGCATCATCAAATAATGATTTAACTTTTTTAACCCCACCCCTTATTGCATTCATAATACCACCACCAAGTCTATAACCTGGTCTAGCTAGTCCACCATCAGCAGCGTAGAAAGAACTTTGTACAGCTGACTTAGGAGGCATAAAGTATAATGCAGAGTTTGTTGGATCGTTATAATATTTTCTAGCTTGATTTCTTACATCTTCTATCATTGGTTGTGCCATAGTATAAGGTGAGCCTTCGTCAACTTCTTCTTCACCCATCATAAATGGTGCTGCTATTGCTGCTCCTGCACCTAACCCACCTAATATTCTAGGTATACTAAACTTAGCTCCTTCTTTACCACCTACTCTAAATAAATCTCCTAGTGTACTGAACTTACCACCTTGTCCAAGTAATGCACCAATACCGCCAGTGTTTCCAAAAATACCAGAAGCTGCACCACCTAATTTTGCTCTACCAAGTAGACCACCAAACTGTGTGCCAGGCATACCAAACATCATAGCTCCTGTTAGAGCCATTTTACCTAATGGTGACTTAACTATTTTTTTAATTGGTTTAGTTATTTTCTTAACTAGTTTACCTAAAAAATACCCTTGTCTTTCATCTTCAAGACCCATAATACCACCCATATTACGCATTTGTCTTTCCATATTCATTCTTGAAATCGCCATAGTTTTACCCTTTTATCGCCTTTTTGTTTTATAATCAATCATATATCTCTAGCATATCTGCTAGTCCACCATCCATATAGTCTGTTCTTCCTCTACCAGTTTTATTACTCACCGGACCACCAGTCGTTGCATTGGTACCAAATCCTTGTCCTGAATCATAAGATTGCTGACCATCACTACCTAATCCATAGTTAGTTGGACCATGTACATTAGAGTCATATTGTCTTGCTGACTCTGCTCTAGATGCTGCTGCTTTTCTTTCAGCTTCTATTCTAGCATTTCTTTCTGCAGTTTTTCTATCTAAATCTCTTCTTAATGTTTGTTGTTTGTAGAAATTATATTTAGCTAAATTCATTTTATTCATCTTATTAGCGTACGCTGCATTTTTACCTATGAAAGTTCCTGTTTCAGGATCAAATTCAACACCATATTTTTCTGACATTTTTCCACCTAGCATATTACCAAGTTTGTCATACTCTACACCAACTCTTTCCGCATAGTTACCTAATGCAGATCTTGTATTTAATCCAAAAGGATCTTTAGAATTACCTGTAGTATTTTCACCAAATACTGTTGGGCCAGTGTAGCCCATATTCATTTTAATAAATTCTTGATCAGCTAGAGGTAATGAACCAAACTTATCCATTTTATTCATTAAAAAACTTACGGGACCTAGGCTGCCTACTTTACCCATTAGGTTTTGAATACCACCTTTAACAGTTCCAATTCCAGATTGTATTCTACCGGCCATAGTTTGTTCTAAAGGAATATCAGTTCCTGATCCAATATACTCACCCATATCTGGACCTGTTAGTTCTTGTTGTCTATAACTCGGCATACCCATAAAAGTTTTATCAACTTTACTTTGATATAAATCATCTACATTAGGTGTAGCTTGATTGTTAAAATATTTATCAGATGTGTATTTATAAAAATTATTATAGTCCGTCATTGGAGAGCCAGCTTGTAATGCTCCGCCTCCGCCTCCTGAACCACCTGCTTGATATATAGCAGGTAAACCAGAAGGAACTTCGTTTTCACTTCCTCCCGGTATTTGAAACGGGTTTAATAGGTATTGACTTTGAGGTATGTATTTATACCCTGCATCATATACCGATTGATCGTATGGACTTAAAACCATTATTCTGACGCTGCTCCTAATGGTGGCATTGCTGCTACCTTAACTTTTAATGATCTTGTTACGTGTTCTTTTTGAGTAGCTGTTTCAGGATTAGCAATATCATCTTCTGCTTCTTTGTCTGAATTATACTCGTAATTAGTTTCTTTGTTTCTTAGAACCACTTCTGTTTCACATTTTACGGTTGGAACTTTTTTGCCATTTATTATTGTGTATGCTACTTCACCTTCTTCTTTAAACATATTCCTCCTAGTCTCTGTTTATTTCTAATATTGATACAATAACGTGTAATTCATTTGCATCAGCTGCCTGTGCCTTTAATACCTCATTTTCTTCTAAAATTAAAGGATGAGTTAACAGTTCTGTTGTTGCTTTTGAAGCTATTGACTTGTCTTTAAACAAATTAAATACCGCTGCAGCAGCATTTGTTATAGTAAAACTTATTGTGCTTCCTGATGCAGCATCTTCTGATACCAGTATACTTTTAATTATAGCTCTAGAACTAGCTGGTGTAGTGTATATTACAGTGTTATCTGTAGTAGTTAAATCTATTAATGAATTTTTATATATATTAGCCACTTATAAACCAAGAAAATCTTTCTTGCTCCTGTTTTTGTTCATCTAGAAACGTAGAATTTAGTTGTTCTACAACTAAAGAAATCGCTCTATTAATTTGTTTTTGGTTAGAATCATCATATTCTTTTTTTGGTTCCGGTAATCTTATTACTATCTTAGCCATTATCTTCTTCCATCTGGTTGAATATCTAATCTCATTGTTCCAAATCTCCAAGACTCAGATGCACTGTCATTTTCTATTTTTATATTAACAAAACGTCCTCTTGCTCTGGTATCTTTTTTTTGAGTTGATGTAGTAATTGTAAATGGACTTAGTGCCGTTGTTGTTTGTGAATCAGATGGATATCTTTTAACTGCAAGTGTTACTTTTGCATTTCCTGCAAGATCTTTAAAGTCAGGTAAAAATCTTCTAACTGCTAAAAACACATCTCCTGCTACTGCATATGCTTGACCTCTTGTTCTTTGTTGGAGATCATAGTCATAAGATTGTATAAACGATGTAACAGTTGTTGTGCTACCATCAGGATTAACTTGATCAGTTCCTACCTCGTGTTCAAATAATGTAGTTTGCCCGAGCCCTGATTCTCCAATAATGATTGGAAAGGTTCCTGTAGCACTGTCATCAAATTTAGTTGCAATAGGATTAGGGTATACAGTTGCATCAATCCAAGTTGTTCTAGCTTCTGTACCTATATACCAAACTCCTCCTGGTATTCTAGGTCCACTTTCGCCGTAATTAAATACAACATATTGATCATTATATTCTGAATTTGTTGATGGGTAATACCAAGTTACTTCTGTGTACTGATTATTTAAACCTGCATATACCTGTTGTCCTTTTGTTGTATCTGCTTGATCATATACATAATCTTCAACAGTACATGGTAAAGATTTAACTGTACCATCAAACGCAAAGAAACCATTTGTAGACATCCAATAAGCAATACCATCTATTTCAACAGCTGCATTCTTACCAATCAATCCACAGTTGGTACCAACTTGTTCAAAACCAAATGTAAAGGGAGCACCAATAAACTTCATAGTGTATAGTGCATTGTCGGTCCAAACTAGAATAGTTTCTTTTGCTTTTAAAGCACCTATAATTTTTGTACCATCTTGAAGTCTTTGTGTACCTGCAGAATTAATTGCAGTTACTGTGTAATCATTTATGTCTTCTTGTTCTGAAAATCTTATAAACATATCATCTTGAGTTGATGGTGTACCAATTGTTGTTTCAGTTCCTAAATGAATTAAGTGACGTGTTGTTGGTGAAACCAGTGTAACCCTTGTTGCAGTCGGATTATTTGTAGTTTCAAATCCTGAAGTTGATGTCGATGCTCTTACTGTTAAAGGATCTGTAGCTCCTGCATTCCATGTAAATGTTTTACTATTTGCAATTGTTGCAACTAGTACTTGACCGAAATTACTTAATGACCATAGGCCGGGTTCTAGTGTTACATCAGTTGCAGAAGAAGCTTCACCCCATTTACCTGTTCCCCAAGTATCTGTACCCCAACCATAACCATATGACTGTGCAGCTGGACCTACTGTTTCATACGGTTTAATATCCATACTACCACCGGTAGATATAGTTGCAGATGCGTTAGAGCTTTGTGTAATTGTAAATACACTTGAACTTGTAATACTAGTTACTTGAAATAATTTATCTTCAAAATCTGAATCAGAATAGCCAGTGCCTGATGGTAAAGTTACATTATCTAGTAATATAACATCTCCTGCTACTAGGTTATGGCTTGCTTTTGTAATAGAACAAACTGCCGAACCTGATGTCGTTGCAAGAGTGCAAGAACTCAATGTAGTTTTTAAAGGTGTAACATCATAAAGTTGACCTTCAAAATATATAAGTAAACATTTGTCTGTACCGATAGCAACATATCTATTACCAGCTAAATCAACAAATGCAAATTCACGTCTTGCAACACCAACAATAGTGTCTGTTATAAGTGAAGACCAGCCACCAACTTTTTCAGGCAACATATATCTAAATCTTACATTATCACAGTCTACCCAACGCTGTTCAGCACCAACTGTTGTATTTTGTTTGTCAATTCCTGGAGCGAATTGGAAATCAAGAAGAGCCATTATTTAGCTCCTATATCTTATCTTTATAGATCCAGCCTCTAGTTGCATTGACATACACTAAAGTAAATGCAGAGCCATTAGCTGAAACCACTAAATCTGAACCACTACCTAAAATATTAGAACTGTTTCTTCCAATTGTTAAATTGTTAGATGCAAAGTTATTACCACTGTCAATAAAGGTCACTTCATTTCCTACAGCGGGTGATGCAGGTAGGTTAATTGTAATTGCGGTACCAATACCGCTTCCAGAAGTATCTATTAATACCTGGTCACCATTAACTGTCGTATATGTAGTTGTTGGTGTGTAGTATCCTTTTGTTTGCAGTTTACCGGTAATGTTCGTACCGTCAGAATATAATACTGTTGTTGATCCAACTGGTAAAGATACTCCGGTTCCTGATACAGTTTTAACTGTTAAAGTATAGTTGCTAGATGACCTAGCTGTAGCGTCTTCTACAATAAAAACTCTTTCTGCAGAGTCCGGCATAGTGACTGATCTATTAGCAGTTAATGTACCTGTTAATTTAAAATATAAATTTTTACCATTTGCTGTAGCGTGATTAGCTAAAGATAAAGCAACGTCTGCTCCACCTACTGCAAGTGCTAAATAACCTGATGCTGCTTGTTCTAATATCTGTAAATTTGTATTTGTAATAGTACCCCAGGTTCCTGATTTCTCACCTGTGGTAATTAATTCTAGTTTTAAGTCACTTGACGTACTTGATGCCATATACTTCTCCTATGGATTGTTAGGGTCAATAGGTATCCAGGTACCTGTTGCTCCCGGAACTATCGGGTTCCATGATATCACAGAAGCGGTACCAGATGCAAGGTTTATTCTTACTCCTGTTACACCTACTGTTTGACCTATTTTAACAACAACATTACCTATTGATATCTCTGTTCCAGTGCCATTTGGTAATACCCTTGCAGCAGCTGTAATTCCTACAGTGCCCGTATCTACGTTTACTCTGTTTCCTGTTATGGTGACAAAGACTGTTACGCCGCCTGGATCAGCAAAAGGTGAGTTTGCAAAAGGTGTTGCTCCAAATAACATATCTTATCCTAGTGATGTTTGTACTGGAGTCCAAGTCATGCTAGCTCCTGGTACAACACCATCCCATTTTTTAATTAATACAGAACCATCTGCAACATTTAATCTACTACCATCTGGAGTGACTGTTGCTTTTGCTATAATAGTAACCGTTCCGCTTGAAATATTTTGTCTATTAGTTGTAACAACAACCGTTGCGTTTGCTTTAGTTGTAGCATTACCTATGGCTACATCAACTCTATTTCCTGTAACTGATAAATTTGCATCAGCTGTAATTGTTACTGAACCTGTGCTAACATCAACTCTAGACCCATTTGGTAATACAGTTGCTTTACCTATAGTTGTAACACTTCCTGTATTTGCATTAATTCTACTTCCGGTTACAGGGTATTTAAATGCAAAAGTAGGAGTGCCTGTATTTAGATTTACTCTAGATCCCGTTACAACAGTTAATGCTTTTGCAATAATCGTTGGGTCACCACTTGTAACATTAATGCGACTACCATCAGGAGATACAATAACACCTGTACCTTCAATAATTGTTACATTTCCAATAGTAAAGTTAAGTCTATTACCAGTAACAGCAATACGTGCTTTACCTATTAATCCTACTGTACCTGTTGATTCATTAATTCTAGACCCAGATACGCTTACAAATGCGTTAGGGTTAAATCCTGAATCTCCAAAAGGTGCACCTGCAAAGGTAGTTCCGCCAAAAAACATAATGTATAATCCTTAAAAGGAGACAGGGGGTATGTGGTGGTGCCCTGTCTCCATCTAAAGATTATATCATCGTTTAAACCAGGAAGGAAGACCTAAATGTGGACGCTTGTCAAACATATTATCTCTTGCTCCTGGAGTTTTACGATTATTATAATGAAGAAATACTTGAACGCATTCCTTACCTTTAAACTTGTTTCGCCAATGCTCTAGCTCACAGCCAGAATAGACTAACATATCTCCTTGTTTAAGAT